TGGACGTGTAGGTTATTGTGATTGATTTTGAAATATACGTGGTATATTACTCTTTTACATTTTTGAACCAATAAAGAATCTGCGCTTATTAATTAATATGTTATGTCGTACGAATTTGAAAATGATGGAAACGAGATCGACTTCTTCCCTTATTACGACCCTTCCACACCCCGTGGAACTTCTGAAAAATGTCCGGACGGTGCCGCGGTTAGCACTGCCGATGCCACCTCTGAATATAGAGAAGATGGACCTTCAAACACCACCGGTGTTTATGCCCGGGGAGATGATTTGCCCGAATTGCCAATCAACTATGCCATCGGGAAACATGCTCCCAAACCAAGCACTGCCTCCATTTGGGCAGCTGCTGGATTACCCTATACCGACTGTTCTGAGCCTGCCTCTAAACCCCTCGTCAAATGTGATAATGTCTGGCTTACTCCGCCTCCCGATGTTCGGGGAAATGCAAAAAAGAATGCACATGTCTCTAAAATTCCTCGCAAACATACGGTTAATCCCAACCGCGTCGTATTACCTGATGCCACTTCAGACGATGAAGGTGGAATTAGCATTCAACAGATCGAAGCTAACCGTGTTTTACTCCGCGCTAAGAATGGTGGAAAAGCACAGCAACAGACATATGGAACTAGTCGAAGAAATGAAACCCTTCACAGAGGAAGCAAACAGACTAGAGGCTCTTCTTCCACTGGTAGAGGAGGTTCAAAACATAGAAATAAAGTTATCTCAAACGCTCAAAAATTTGACGGCGCTACTGGACGCATTGTCGCCGAAGAGATTTCGAATCTTTCTGACCAACTCGCCGCAAGCAAAGACGTTATTAAAGAGTTGGTTGCAGATAAGAAAGATGATGCAGTGGTTGAACGAGAGCGCAAAATTAAAGCAGACTCAGATGCCCGGGTTGCTTTCATGTCAGAAACACTTTCAACAAACAATATTGTGTTTCATGAGCCACTTCTCCCTCCTAACCACATTGTTAGAAGAGTAACTAATTTTATTATGAGTGGCTATATGGGCTATGTACCATTTGTTTCATATGGTTGTCAATTAATTGCTGCTGCTGTGGATGCTGCGCTTGAACTTTTTCCAGTTAAACACACTTATGAATTGTCTGATGAACAACACCATTTACCATTGGAAATGGATGTGCGACCACATGCCATGTCACACGGGGAAGTTACCGAGCCAGAACCGCTTATCGCTCGTGTTGATCATAAACGTTCCCTTGTATTTTTGTATGATAGTCCTTATTTTACAATGGAATATGATGTTTTACAATTCCCTGATCGCAAATTTGACATATCTATGAATATATTGTGTGAAGCTACTATTCCAAAGAATATTAGTGCATTTGAGTCACCTTCTACTGCTTGTTCACGGTTGCGTTATACTGCTAACGCTATGCATAATGTAAATTATAATAAATATTCTACTGCTGAAGCTATTGATCTTCACACAAACTCTTTAGTTGTTGCTTACGGCATTTATAAACATGGTGTAGAACTCCATATTGCGTCGCCTTTTTACAGGGACCCAGTAAATTAGGCAAAAGATATTTTTGTTATGGGTATCGGTACGGTGAGGTTGATTTACCTAAGCTTCCCCCGATTAAAACTTCATATAAGTTTTCTCCCATTAAAATTAGCCCTACTTATCGAAGACCTGCTAAGGTTTCTCTGGGCTGCCATTACCATGGTGCGTCTTTACCGCATGGTGATTTGGCTGATCCATTATCTTTTGTTGCTGGTGTCCGTAAACGATTTGCCTATCTTCCACCAATACCTTATATTGCTTTTTATGCCGAGCTACTGGATTTTGTGTTCCAGTGGTGTATCGATAATTTAATACCTCTTGCTTCTGACTCAGATGTTGGTGTACCAACTTGGCTTGATGGAACCAATTATCCAGAGTATCGCAAACAAGCTCTGTTGGACTTGTTGAATTCCCATGACCACTTACAGTCTTTTGTTAAATGGTGGGAATGTAAATTATTTGCTAAGGATGAACCTTATCCTACTTATAAACATCTGCGTGGTATTAATTCACGTTCTGACCGCTTCAAAATTGAAGTTGGCCCCATCTTTAAATTAATTGAGTCAGTAGTTTACTCAAATCCTTATTTTATAAAACATATTCCAGTTGCTGACCGTCCAAACTATATTTATAATCGTCTATTTGTTAATGGAGGTCATTATTTTCCAACTGATTACACTGCTTTTGAAGCACTTTTTGTATCCAAGCTTATGTTTGCTTGCGAGTTTGTCATGTACGATTACATGACTTCTAAACTATCTATTAATTCACATTTCATGTCATTGTGTCATGATGTAATTGCCGGTTCATTTCGAACTGTAAATAAAAACTTCTTTGTTGAGGTTTTAGCCACTAGAATGAGTGGTGAAATGAATACTTCATTAGGTAATGGGTTTTCTAATTTAATGTTCATGCTTTTTGCATGTCACAAGGTTGGTTCTATTTCCGTCACTGGAGTTGTTGAAGGTGACGATGGATTATTCTCGATAACCGGGAACGCTCCAACCTGTGAAACATTTTTATCTATGGGTTTAGTCATTAAGATGGTACCTACTGATGATTTATGCTCAGCTTCTTTTTGTGGCTGTGTTTTTGATTTAGATGATCGCATAAACATCTGTGATCCAGTTAAAGTTCTCTTGAACACTGGATGGACCACTTTTCAATATTCTACTGCATCCAAGAAAACGTTAGATGCACTTTTGGTCGCTAAGGCTTTTTCATTAATTTTTCAATATCCTGGTGCACCTATTATTCAATCTTTTGCTTTGTATATAATTCGAAATGTCAATGTTAAGAAAAATAAGCTATTTAAGGTGTTCCGTAGCAATCAAACAATAACAAATTATGAGAAAGTCATTAATGTAGTTAAATTATATGGCTCTGTATTGCCTGTTAGAATTGTTCCTGTAAATACTAGATTACTAATGGAGCGTTGTTTTAAAGTTCCAGTTGACTTGCAGATTCAAATTGAGAACTATTTTGATACAGCTACGGTTATTAAACCTTTTTCATTTCCTGCATTGGAACTGTTTATTCATCCAGATGCTACACATTATTTCCAGAACTATTGCCGACAAGTAGATGTTGAACAGTGTTTTTTGCAATCGGAATTCATTCCTTTTGTCAATCCTAATGAGTTTACTATCGAGCAATATTAATTGGGTCACCATATTTATACCCAAAACGGTGTTTATACTTAATAATTCCGTGCTAAACAAAATGCCGAGAGACTGCACGGCGTATGTGATTTTCATCACATTATTGGTGATGTACAGTCCCCTCATATTCAGGGGTATCCAATACATGAATAGAAATTTTATTCGAAATAATGTTTTACCTAATTTTAGACGTGTTATGTCGCGTTCTATCAATCCTTATACTCAGCGTGGTAATATTGCTGCTGGTCTAGCTGGAGCTGCTGCTCTTGGTCTAAGACAAGCAAATATTCGTAACACGCGTTCCCTTAGGGCTCCAATGTCTCAGGCATTGGTGGTTCGTAAACCACAAAAACCTGTTAGACCTATTAATTCATTACCCAAAATTATGACTGCCGCTCCTGTTGCTATTTCTAGGCCAACTAGAGCATTTGCTCCTAGAATAACTGCCGATAATTCTTCTTCGCGGATTGTTCATCGTGAATTTATCGGGAAAATAGTTGGTTCTGCCAATTGGCAGGTTATGCTTAATTTTGCTATTAATCCTGGGCTTAGTGCTACTTTTCCTTGGTTGTCAACACAAGCACAGTCCTGGGAATATTATCATTTCAATTCTTTAACTTTTGAGTATGTTTCTCGTTCTAACACTTCCGTGTCAGGAGCCATTTCCATTATACCAGATTATGATGCTGCAGACGCACAACCACCTTCTGAGGTTGCTGCTTCAAATTATCAAAATATGGCTTCTGATGTAGTTTGGAATCATTTGAACTGTTCTTTAAAACAAAGTTCAATGCATCCAAATGGCAAGAAGTATATTAGGGCCAATGTCTTAGGCCCCAATTTAGATATAAAAACTTATGATGCTGGAAACTTATTTATTGCTTGTACTGATGGAACTGCTGTTCCTTGGGGAAATCTTTGGGTGTCATATGATGTCACTCTTTCTGTGCCAAATTTAGTTTCCCCTAATTTGATTAATATGTATTATAATAATGGTACTGCACCTAGTACTACTCAGAATCTTGGTGGTGCTGGTATTCCCACACCAGGATCGACCCCAAATCTTGTTTCTTTGAGCCCTTCAATAATTACTTTTAATGCCGCTGGTTCATTTTATGTTCAGTATGTTTGTTCTGCAACTACTAGCACTACTGCTGCTGGTGTTGCATTAGGACCAGGGGTTAACATTGGAACCACTTTTTATGGTGGAACAGTATATAATGCTGGTTCCGGAACTACGAAATTTTCTCAAAGTTTCACCATATCTACTCCTTTGGGAGGTACTGTTACACTTGGTAACACTATAGTTTTGGGCGTTGCCTGGATTTTGTTTGTAACGCAAATTCCTAATGGTTCCGCTTAGAAAAACTTAATTTCCCTTTTCGGTACTTTTGTACATTTAAACTGCAATATCAGTTATGGAGGCCTGAACCAGGCTTATAATATGGCTACCTAAATTTGAATAGTATTTCATTTAACCTATGATGGTTTAAA